TGGGCGGAAAACGCAGGGCGGTAAGCCAACGCACAAAAGTACATGTGTAGTTGTAGAGCCGAGGTGTAGTGACAATCACCCGTTCCCTAGTCATGCAGAGCGCCTTAGCGGCGGCACGAGCGAGCTTCGAGTCTGCATTCCGCGTCTTATAACGCATGGGGTCATGTTAAGTAATATCCCAAAACTATTACTTTAGTGCTAACCAAAATGCCAAGAGACTGCACGGCGATCCCGTAAGGTTTTAACATGATGTACAGTCCCCGTATACATAGGGTATCCCATACTATGTACAACAATAAGAAGAAACAGGTTCGCTCCCGACCTAATAAGAAGAAAGGAGGAGCAAAGCAACAAGCAACACCCTTTGGGGACGTCGGATCCATCCTCGGTAATGCCATAGGTTCCATGTTTAACATGAAACTCGGCGGCGCCGGTAGATGGTTGGGTACCGGAATTGGCAGTATCTTCGGAAGCGGAGATTACACCATGATGGGCCCGTCCCCAAAGACTAATGTGCTAGTGAATGACGCACAAATTCCAAAGTTTTCCACGACCCACGCTACCAATGTAGTATCTCACCGAGAGTACATTGGCGATGTTACTGGGACGACTGCTTTTACCAACCGGTCATTTGATATTAACCCCAGCAACGCTGAGCTGTTTCCTTGGTTATCATCAATCGCCGGAAGTTATCAGCAGTATAAACTTCACGGAATGATTGTGGAATTCAGACCTCTGATTACCGACTTTGTTACTGGTGGTGCTCCAGGTGTCATTATCATGGCTACTAACTATGATGTTAATGATGTCGCCTACACCACCAAGCAGCAAATGGAGAATTCAGAGTTCGCTGTTTCAGTGAAACCTACCATGAATTTAATTCATGGTATTGAGTGCGACCCTCAACAATCTACTGTCCCACTCAAATACGTTTCCACTGATAGTCCCAACTTGGACAAACCATTTTATAATTGGGGGAAATTGCAGATTGGCACCCAGGGTAATCCTAATCAATTGTTAGGAGAGCTTTGGGTATCGTATGTGGTCGAGTTCTTTAAACCAGAAATCCCACGTGCGATAGGCGGCCTGGATCAGTTCACAGCTATCCGGGGCGCCGTCAGTGCTGCAAATCCCCTTGGATTAGTTCCTATCACTACCGGTGGTGCTCTTGAAGTAACTGTCTCGAGCACCGGTTTCGAATTTCCGACACCACCCGGGTCGAAATGGATGATCCAAATAATGTGGTTCGGGACGAGCGATGTCAGAACAAGGCCATCGACCAGTATAACTGGTATCACCGGCCTTGAGCTGTTTTCGTCTCCAGTCGGCCCTCTCGCGAGGGCCAGCACATTCGATGCGGGGTATGGAATAGCCACCGACAGGCTTATCTATGCCGACGCATTCGTCGCGGATGCGGCCACTGCAGTTAACTGCGTGGTCGCATTAGCTGGCGATGGTGTTCTCCCTAACACCACGTCTGTCCAGGTCATTGTAACCAACCTGGACAGAGCTTTAGCTTAAATCGGGGTCCGCTGTCTGACGAGACAGCAGGGGTTCAATCTGTGAAGACGTATCACAGACCTAGCATTCATCGACGCTAGGTAGCTTAGCAGATGTAGCTGACCAAAGTGGCGGTCAGTTAAGATAAT